CCCCTAAGGGCCACCCAGCGTCTATGATGCTAGTGTGTAGAATTTGCACATTTTCTGCGACGTCGGATACAGCGTATCCAAACGATTGTCGCTTCTTTTGTTTATCCATTAGGAGAACCATGTTATCTGATCAGGGCTTAGATCTGTGGCAACGTGACCTCGTCAACCCTTACGGGAGAAAAGGTTCGTTTCACAGAATCCGGCAACAGTCCTACGGGTCTGTTTTGCTAGATGAATACCCTGATTATTACCAGTTACGTCAATCTACTTGGTCCTATAGGACCAGGCAGGGATACGACCCTCGACTTGAGACTCCGCAAGGCATATTAAATGCTAACGAAGTCAAGAATCGAAGGCCGCATGACAATGGTCACGAGTTCAAAAGTATCCGAGTGAAGGCTTTTGCCTCTCACAAAGATTACTTTGTTCGAGCTACTGGTGGTGGATACTATAAGGGTCCTTTGATCCTTGAGCGTCAACCGCTTGGTAGTCTCGGCAACTTGCTTGACCATGACACTTATTATGGTGAACCGGATCTAACGCATGCTTCGCATGCGCTTAGAACGACTATACCTAATAAGTCCGCTGAGAATCTCGCGCAAGCTCTACTTGAATTAGTAGTTGACTTGCCAAGAGTGCCTTTGTCGATGATCGGTAAAACGCCTAAAAACTTCAAAGATCTCGCCCGTAATTCTGCGGACGAGTATTTGAATCAGGCGTTCGCTTGGTCACCGCTGGCATCCGATGTACTGAAGACGGTGAGAGCCGTCATCAAATCCAAAGAAATTTTGGATCAGTACATGCGGGATTCGGGTCGCAATGTGCGACGCAGCTTTGACTATCAGCCTGAGGTGATTTCTTCATCTACAAAAGATGATGAGATTGCCTCTTCTCTAAATAACCTGTCGTGGAGCACAAATGGCTTTACGACAGTTTATAATACGAGGGCTGATTCACTGGGGGTTTGTACAACGACCATTGAAACTACTCGTAAAGAATGGTTTCGAGGTGCCTTTACTTATTATACTGATGAGGGATCAACCCTTATCGATAAAATAAATTTGGCTTCTCAGAAAGCGCAAAAACTCCTTGGAGTTAAGCTCAATCTTGAGACGTTGTGGGAACTTGCTCCATGGTCCTGGTTGGCCGACTGGTTTACGAATATTGGCGATATTATCGCCATTAATTCTGCAATCAGTACGGACAATCTTGTCCTTCGGTACGGTTATTTTATGCAAACGTATAAAACAAACATTACCGTTGTCCACCCCGGTGTTAACTTCATTTATGGAGGAAACACTGGTCCTATTTCTCAGTCGATGGAATTCATCACTAAGGAACGGATTAGGGCGACACCTTATGGATTTGGCTTATCTACTGATGGATTTACTCCTCTACAGTGGGCCATATTGGGGGCTCTTGGATTAACCAAGAGTCCACACAAGATGTGGTGGGGTTGAACACCCTATATCACATCCCTTCTCCTTCATATAAGGGGATTGTAGCGGGGCTGAACACCCAGCACAACCAACATTACCGATAGATAGGAACTATCTATCAAAGGAGTTTATTATGGCCCTCTCTGATCCTCAATCGATCGACCCCGGCTCGGGAGCTGTTTCGCTTCCGCGAACAAGCTCTGGAGTCGGCGTTGGTGGTTATACCTCCAACGACGGAACCCTTGCTATGACGATTCAGCATTCCTATGGAACGCGAACTCGTCGCACGGTTTCCGCGGTTATCAAGAAATATTCTTCGGATCCAACTAATTCTGCGCTTAGTAAGCCGGTTTCGGCTACAGCGCGAATTATCATCGACCAGCCCATTCAGGGCTTTACGGTGACGGAACTGAAGACCTTGGTGACTGGACTTCTTACTAACCTTACGGCTAGTACGAATGCCAACCTCATCAAGATTCTTGGTGGTGAGAGTTGATATCGTATGACGTTCTAACGATCGGCATACTGGTAGCAACAATCATGATCGTAGCCACGGGTTTCCCGTGGCTTCTGGTACTGATGTTCATTCGCCCTTGGGCGGGTGAACGTCGTCCCTATAGGGGACGTCATCACCAGTAACAGATCGGATTGAAGAGAGAGTTGTAATGAGCCAGGATAAACACCCTGAAAGGGGATTTATGCAAAGCCTAGTACAACTCCTGCTCCGTGTATTGGAGGAATCCGGTACACTAAACAGCATAGACACCAGCCAAGATAGAAAAACTATCTTGGCCCGGTATCGAACGGAAGGTGAAGCCTTTTTGACTATCACCTTGGCCTCTATGACCTCGGACCTTTACAAGGCCCTAGATCAGGAGAAGGTCACCGACGATCTCTTTCCCTCCTTTAAAAGGAGGAAAGGAGAGAAGCTCCCAGTATTTCTGGGTGGCTTTTTTCGGTCAGTGTTCGACCCGGTAACCGGTGGATTGCTCGACACATCACGTCAGTCCAAATTGGCAGCTGATGTAGTTCGCTCAATGGTTCAGATTACGGGACTGTTGGGAAAACTGTTTGAACAGTGTTCGGAGTCTCGTACTCTGAAAGCTCTAGAACGATATGTCGAGAATGATGCTAAGGTCGGGTACGATAACCACTTTCGCCGTGAGAGACTTGAGTCTCTTGGCCTGAACGAGAAATCGATCAGAGTGGGGATGCATACCCTGTTTGGGAGTTCCAATTCGTTTGCGAATCATATGATTCGTAGCGGAAACCTTCGTCCCAAACATGGACCTGGATCTGTCGCTGATTCACTTTTCGGAAATGAAAAGTGGCGGCAGGACCCTTGGCCTGAGGAATTAGAAGCGGTTTTCCCGTTTGGGGAATGGGCTTTCAATTCCTGGCTTAACTACCTCGATGAGGTAGATGCCGGCCAAGTAGCAGACCCTGGAGAGATAATGCCCGTTAAGGTCATTACTGTTCCTAAAACGCAAAAGACACCCAGAATTATTGCCATTGAGCC